ATAACCTCGATTTAACAAAACTGGACCAAAGTCATGAGCTGGTTCAATTGGGTGCAAATGAAACTTCAATGCAGTTGGATTTTCAAATCCCATCAAAATGCAATCCCAATCATAAGGCAATCTTTCTATAAGATCTCTCCAAGAAAAATGCCAACGTTCAATAAGTCCCAAATCATAATCATCTTCCATTAAAATAACATATTGGTCTTCAGTATTTCTATACCAATCCTTTAGAAAATCCAAATGTGTTATTGCATTTGCGGCAATTGGAACTAACAAGTTATATTCATCAATATCTTTTATTAAATGCTTCCACTTACCATTTTCAGATGCTAGATATTTTGTTCCAGAAACTCTAGAGTACTTTATACCATACTTATCAAATTGCTTAACCATCCAATTTTTTCTATCTAATCTATTATCCAGATTAAAATAGTTTACTAATGGCATCCCATCCAACTTACTTTTTATATCCATATTAATAACCCTTCAGATTTATCCTTAAACACATAAGGTTTTTTAGTGGATATATCAAACATTACCTCCATTCTCCATTCATCATTTTTATTATAATGAAAAAATTCAAATGCAGAATATGATTTACTTCTCACATTCCACCAGTATTCTGTAGCTTCTGAAGATAATTTATCAACCAAATCGTTAACAGTATCACTACCAATAAATTTTTCATTCAAAGAAAATATTGGCAACGTATATGTTATTCCAATATCATAAAAGAAATTGTGCAACCCACCATACTCAAAATTGGGTATTGATTTATCTGGAGTAGTGTAATGAAGTAAAAATTTACCATTTCTATAATGGTAATGCTTAATTCTTTTAGCAAAATAACGAGTAATCATGTAGCAATGACAAGACCCACTATCAGATTCCCATGGGTGCAAGTGCATTTTTATTCTTCGTTCAGCAGAACTAAAAAGTTGAATACAATCCCAATTATATGGAAGATTTTTTGTTAATAAATCCCAATTAAAAAACCAGTTATTAACAATATCAAACTTAATAATATCCTCCATAAAAATACAAGTCTCTGATTCATTTGAATCATACCAATCAATGATTGATTGTAAAGTATTTAAAGTTAATGCTAGTTCTGATGGAGACTGAACTAATTCTTTGTCCAAAACAAGATGCTTCCAATCATCATAGTTATCTTCACGGTATATCTTTCTATATCTACTAAAGTTAGAAATTCCCCAAGATTTAAATTGGTTCTGCATATATTCATTTTTTTCAACATCATCCTCATGATTTAAATAGATTATTTTAGGAATACCAACTAATCTATTGGTTATAGCATTACATGCTATTTCTAATTCTTCTTCAATCATTTTGGCAACACCTTTTTATCATACTGTGGCAACTGTACTTGCATCATCTCATGAACAGATCCACCATAACTCAGGATATCATCTGCAGTATATTTGTGACTATTATTTTCCCACCATTTTTTTATACATGATGTAGCCAAAATATCATAGATTTTATTGTGATATGCACTGATTATAGGATCATACTCTTCATCATTTTCTATATTTTCAATCTTATTATCTGGTGCAATAGCTAGTTTAGGATCTAAACAAAACAAAGGTAACGTGTAAGACTTTCCTATTTGATAGAGCAAAAAGTCATCACTACTATAGGATTCCCTAGGAACTTTCATATCCCTAAGACTATTATCAAGTTTAAATGTGCCATCAGATTTTAAATGTACTTTGATTAGTTTTTCAACAAAAAATCTATTAACAATAAAACAAGCAGCAGAGGAACTATGCCACTCTCTTGGATGCAAATGCATCTTTAACACATGATCGTGACAATAATAAAATTGAACAATGTCCCAATTATACGGCAAACTCTTCATCACCATTTCCCAATCAAAAGGCCAATATTCAACTAAGTCAAAACAAAGGTCATCTTGAACTATCATGCAAACATCAGATATCCCAGACTCATACCATTCAATTAAGGTAGTAAATTCATTCATTACAATTGATGCATCAGATGGTGCAAGAAGCATCAAATCTAATTTATGTGCCCATTCATCTATTTTTGCTGTTGAAAATCTAGAGGCAGAGACTCTAGTAAAATCAGTTATTCCCCATTTTTTAAATTGACCCTCGATATGTTCTTTTCTATCCAATCTATGGTCTAGGTTCAAATAAAAAATAGGAGGCAAACCTTTTAATTTATTATCTAAATTCATTTTTTAAATACCTCCATATTAGGCAAGAAGGGATAATCCAAATATTGAAATCTTTTTGGTTTTTTAAATGCCACATCATTAAATTTTTGAATGCCTAAAGATGCAGTTTCTGGCGTCATATAATAATGATAACCAATCATATCTATATTCTGTTCTCCCCATGGTTTATCGTTAGTTCTTCCATCATAAACCATTTTTTTAAGCGTCGTATATGCCTCCTTATCATCCAATAATATAATTCCACCACGACCAAGATTTAAATGCTTCTTAAATTGAAAACTAATGCACATATATGTACCAGGAATATATGTATTCTGCTCCCATAAAACCGCAGCATCAATTATATTAGTATTCCAAAGATAATAATAATCTGTCCAAATATAATTTTTTTTCCATGTCCATTTTATACCCAATTTTTCAGCAGTAAATGGAATAGAAATATAAGTGTGCTCTGGTATTTGTATATCATTATACTTTTCATATCTAAGACATAACTCTATAGCATGAGTACAACAATCCGTTGCCACAGCATAAGGTGCATTAAAAAAATTAGATATTATTTTTTCAAACCTATTAACTACATCAAATTCCATTTTCATAAAGATTGTAATCCTCACTATACAAATTGTTAAATTCTTCTAAATCTGGTTCAACATAGTCTTGATATATTTTTTTACATATTGAACTGTAATTGGGCATAAAATATTTTGAATTTCTTAAATGAGGAATTTCAAATGATTTATATTTTACTCTTTCAATATCATCTTGAATATTAGTTCTTATAAAATTATTAACTTTAAATGTCATATCTCCTTCCAATTTTATTAATTTAAGATTTCCTTTGTTCTCAAGACACAATCTTAGAAATAATTTTTGAGGAGCTGTATGTTCATCATAGATGTACTTTTTATTTTTAACTTGTTTAACAACCCATTCAATAGGTGGTTTATATCTACACATAAATTCATTCAATCCAGATATCCATCTTTTAGTAGGATCCCTAGTAATTGCAAAGAATATATGTTCAGATTCTACAAAATATTGTGCTAAAAAATCTGGGTCTTTTGCTCTTGGTAATTTATCTAATGGGATGAAATTTGGACAATGAGCATTAAATGCTGTAGTAATAGAAGTACTACCACACTTATCAACATGCATAAAAACTAATTTATAATTTTTTGCCCAGTAGCAATTTACAAATCCTTCTTTATGAATAACTTGTCCATCTATACCTTTTTGTAACTTAAAAGTAAATGCAGAGCAATGTTTTGAACATTGTTCTACAATATCATCTATGACTGCTCTTCTTTTCATATCGTTGCTGTTATCTGCATTGTATATCTATTTTCATCTCCAAGGTTTGCTGCCATATGTGGTGCATCTCCTCTCCACATATAACAATCACCCTTCTTCCAATTAACAATTGGTGTTCGGTTCAATTCAAAATAATGCCCAGATTTCCAGTCATTTAAAAAGATTAAAAATCTACACACATTATTTTGGTCTTCAATATTATATACCTTTCTATATCTAGGATACGTATCTTGGTGTTCTGGCATAATAGTTCCAGGTGGCATACAATATACGGACAAAGAAGTATTTTTTACTTGATGTTCCTTTTTAATTTCATTCACAATATCATGACACCATTGTGGAACTCCTCTATATTCTTCCCTTAAAAGACCAGTATAGTTCACATACAAATGCCCCAATGATTTCCACCGATTAACGGTTTCATCATCAGGGAATTGTCTTCTATCTGGATATTCTATATTAGTATAATCTCCGATTATATCGGGATTTATGCTTTTTACTCTATAATTCATTGTGGTAAATATATATTATTTTGATTTTTACTGTACCAACAAGGCAAAGTATACCTCTCACCACTTATTACTTTAGTGACTCCATGATAAGTACGAGAACTAAAAAATATTATTTTACCTTTTTTAGGGTTACATGTAAAGTTATCACTTGGGAAGTATGTCTTTCCTCCAGTAAAATTATCGTTTAAATATAAAACAGAACTATAGTCTCGATGATTTTGGTCTTGATGAACTTCCATATCTATTCCAGGGAGCATTTGAACAATGCTCCAATATTCCAAATATAAATTTACATCTAAGTTATCCCTATAAAATAATTTAGATAAAGTTTGAATGGATTTAATTTGAAGTATAAGAAGATTGGATAATAGTATCTTATCTTCAACTAAGTAAGGACACAAAGTTTTATCTTCAAAATAACCTTCTAGATGTATATTCCTAAAATTAGTATTATTAAAGTATTTTACTAAGTCATCACATATAGACTCATCTAAAAAATTTTCTATTTCGTAAATCACATTTAAAATTTAAAATCGGAGAATAATTTTTTAGCAGAAGATTTTTTTTCTTCATATTCATATTCTTCTTCCTGCCCACTATCGGTAATATTATTTTGGGCACTTTGTTCACAATCATACAATCTCATTTTTGCTCTATCAATACCCAGAACAAACCGTTTAAATACTGTAGGATCATTATATCTATTCTTAAGTTGCTTTACCATAATCTGTCCAAGTTGCTCCAACTCTTCTGTGCTAATAAGAGCAAACATAAGGTCGGCAGTAGCAGGAAGACCAAAGGATTCAGAAGTATCAGTAAGTTCAACATCAGAGTTGCCATAACCTGAACGAGTAGTTTGAGTGGCAGACATGATTGGCACATTGAATTCGACTGCAAGACCCCTAAGTTCCTCAGCAATTGCCTTGATATACGAATAAGAATTAACAGACATGTTTCCCCGATACCTGCTGGAAGCACAAATATTAAGGTAATCGATAAAAATAATATCAGGTTTAAATGACTTCTTAAGTGTAAGTTCATTAAGCAATGCTTTAAAGTGTCCACTATGCGCTGATGCAGTTGGATACTCTTTAATTATAAGATGTCCTTTTGTTTTATTTACAAGAGTATTAATTTTATTTTCAAAAATTTGTTTTGGTAAATTAATTAATTCTTGGATTGGAACATTGAGAAGGTTTGCATCAATTCGCTCTGCAATTCGTTCCTCCGCCATTTCAAGTGTGATATAGAGAACGTTCCTGCCTTGCAATAAGACGGAACTAGCCACATGACACATGAATAGCGATTTCCCAACGCCTGTCCCAGCGAGAGCGATGTTGAGAGTCTTATTAGGGAGACCACCTTTTGTAATTTTGTTGAAATACTCCAGGTCAAACTCAATCTTATCTTCCTTCCTGTGGTAAAAATCATAACGTTCTTCATAATTTTGTAAGTAATCATGACCAATATTGTTATCAAAAGATACTGCTAGGGCATCTGAAAGAATATTTGGAATAGCATCTCTTGTTTTTTTCTCATCATTACCATCAGCAATGTGAATAGATTCCATAAGTGCAAGATAAATTGCACGATCTCGGCACCATTTTTCAGTTGTATCAAGTAACCACTGTTGGTCTACAGGAGAATCATCAAGAGAATTACTAATTTCTCTAATTTCTTTAACTTCAGACTCAGTAAGATCTGTACGATTTTCTAACTCAATGCCAAGTGCTTCTAAAGTAATTGCTGAACCATATTTAACAATAAATTGAACAACTTCTTCAAAAATTACTTTTTCAGTTACTTTATCAAAATAAGTTGGTTGAATAAATGGAATAACTTTTCTAGAGTAATCTTCATTAAATACTAAATTTCTGAGAATGGTTGTCTCAATTCGTTCCATAAGAGAATTCTTTTTTCGCGGCAGCATCAAGTTGCTGCATTACTTCTTCAGTGAAATATTGATCAGGATTTTTTAGAATCTCCTTACCATATATTTTTTTACCATTGATTTCATAGCGTCCTGCTACATTCTTCCAGAGTCCACCAATCTCACCAAGTTCCAGAAGACCATAGTAACGATCAAGACCGCGCTCATCATAATACAAACGGACTTCAACATCTTTGTTCTCCTTACTCAAACGCGATTTAGCAGTCTTAGCCTTGATAATATTGCCGACCACTTCTGTTCCATCCTTTTCTTTCTTTTTGCTGAGATAAATGATCGTACTTGCTGCGTACTTGAGACCAGAACCTCCACCCATTTCTTTCGTTGGTACATAAGCTCCGATGACATCGTATGTATGATTTGTGACAATGAGCGGGACATTTGCTTGACCTAGTTTGAGTGTGAGCATTCGGAATGCACCTTTAACCAATTGAGATTTGGTCATGTCACGAACTTGTTTGTCGTTCAGTGCATCAGTGATTTCTTTCTCTGTGGAAAGCATACCTAAAGAGTCTAGCACAAACATGCAAGGTTTGCGTTCCTCTACAGGTTTCTTAAGATACAAATCAACTGCCTTTAATGCCTTCCCGCGAAACTCTTCAATAGTAACAACATTAACAACCACCAAACGAGAAGTATCAATTCCACGAGATTCAATCAAAGATTTAGTGATAGCAGCCTCAGTATCAAAGTAGAGGCAGTAACCATCGGGATTAGTATCAAGAAAGTTCTTAACAACGGCGAGAGAGAAAAAAGTCTTTCCAGTAGAAGACTCTCCAGCAATAGCAGTAATCTTATTCCCAGATACACCACCAAATATGCTACCTGAAACCAGT